GAGCCAAAGGCGAACCCGGCAAAAGCCCATCCCCTAAAGAGGTTGCAGATACCATTAACACTACAGCGTGGCAAAATCAGATTGCAAGTGCGACGGCGTCTAATATAATACAGACACCCACCTTATCTGACAAGATACGCAAGCTGGTCCAACCTGACACGACTGAGCTTATCAAGCGCCACTCCTCGCGTACAATGAGTCATGATATCCTCTCAAAAAATGGGGATAAATATCGCATTATCGTACCGGCTTTTGCGCTATTTGAACCGGAAGTTGAGGATGGGGCAGCTGTCAGCCTCCATGTGAGTATCCGGCAGCCGATCGGGAGTTGCACCACCCCTGATAATCACGACGAGAGAGGGTATTTTTTTATCGTTGAAAGTTGGGAGGCTATCTATACCACAAGCGCTGAAAAGCTCTGCAACAAGAGAGGACAAGTAAAGGTCTACTACGATAGTGAGCAGTGTGCAGAGTCTCTCCTTAGCATCAAGTTAGAGCGCTCAAACGACCATTGGATTTTTGTCAATTACTATGATTTTGCGGCTTCGATACAAGCAGATTGTACACAGATTGCCACCCAATCTCACTACAGTAATAAGAATCAAGAAGAGATGCTAAGTTACGCCCCGCTGCAGTACCTATCAGGGACAAAAAGGAACGCCATATTGCCCACAGGACGCGTTGGGATCGTAATCAGGGTATGGGCGAATAAGTGGGTCGGGGATGTACGTGTACGCACAGAGTTAGGAGAGTCTCTCTACAATACCTCTGACAGTACGGGAGGTAATATTGGGAGCGATGGGGCTCTTATCCCTGCTGGGCATATCGGAGAGTTTATCTGCATTAACGAAGAAAAAATTTGGCTTTATACCGATCTGTCAAGATGAGCTACGACCGCTATACATACGCTAATAATCGCTACTCAGTCTCTCTCTATCGAGAGGGTGCATCGAGTACTGCTCCTACACGCCGCATCAAGCTATGGGGGGAGAGCCCCCTTGTTGTTGAGCGGGATGCGAGACGCACGATGGACGCACGATGGGGGACACGTACAGAGCTGCATCTTGTCTCGGAGACGCACTATGCTTACGAGCACATTGTGCTCGATGAGCGCGAGTGGTGGATGGAGGTCAAGACCGGTACTACCCTCATATTTAAGGGGAGAGTAGAGCGCGGACTGTACGAGGAGCAGTACGACTCGACACCTTACGAGTGTATACTGACTGCGAGCTGCGGTATCAAGCGGCTCGACGACTACCGTCTCGACATCGACGCGCTACCACGCACTGAGCGGCAAGTTACCTCCTTGTGGGAGGTGATTAAGGGCTGCCTTATGCTGACCGGTCAGAGTGAGGTAGAGGCGGCCGGGGACGTTGCCCCCTGGCTCACAACGGCACATATTAACGCAGAGATCTATCGCACGGACGAGGACGGACTTATATCATCCGAGACGGCCGGAGAGGTACTAGATGGGATACTATCCTCTCTAGGGCTTGTTTGCTACCATACAGGCAGCAAATGGCGCATCGAGCGAGTCTCCCACCTTGCGACATCGACACCGGTAGTCCTTGAGACCTCAGAGCACTACCTAGAGGGGACGCCCAGCCTCGAGACGGAGGCAGCCATGGGCTCCATCCGCATCAACCTCCCCGAGGAGAGGAGCCAAAATGCCTACCGGCTTAAGCCTACAACGTTTCCCTTACCCACCTGCTCATACTCGGAGGACTACTTTAATGAGCATATGCCCCCCCTATTTACTCTCTCTGCGTCTAAAGGCATCGCTAAAAAGGCAACACGCCCCTCAGCGCGAGAGCAAGCACGAGGGATGCAGGTACGCCTCCCTTATGTGGCTAAGGAGGCGGTCGCTCTCAGTATCCCCTACAATCCGCCGCGTGAGGCAACGGGTATAAAGATCGATATTGAGCTCGGATTCGAGGGGTTGACAGCGTGGGATGGCGACCTACTCGCCGTGGCTGAGATAAAAGCTGGTGATTGGCTAGAACCTACATTTATGAGCGCAAGAGGGGGTTTTTGTTATAGTGCTATTGACAAGGATGACCCCAAACAATTTCGTCGTATCCCTCAAACCCCTACCGAGGTGCGCGACAACTCGATGTTGGGGCAACTCATTTTCTGCGTAGGACAGGGCAAGGATGGAGTAAATACCTTTAGATCAGTTTGGTCCGTAACACCAAGACGTAAGATGCAGTACGATGCTTACAATAAGACCTCTATCAATGAGTACCTCCGTAACCACCTCCCTTACGCTAAGGTTTCTCGCTCCGAGCTCGAGGGGGGTAAAATGGCAAAATTTGGCTTTGCCTCCGACCTTGTCTACCCTCAGACAATTGAGATACACGAGCAACGCAAGCGAGATAGGGGCATTAGCTACAAGGTCGATCTTACGACCCTTGCCGTCTACATACCCCTGCGTTTTTACGCTGTGCGAGACGGGCTCGAGGCGACAGAGATCACCCCGACGACGGTGATGGTAGGACGTATCTACATCACGTACGAGTATGCCAATAAGGGCGAGTACGACCGCTTCGTCGTGGCCGATATGGGCAAGGCCTATCTCCGTAAAGGAGAGCCCATAGATTTAACCTACACCACACAAATAAAGGGGGTAGCTCTCCCCCCGTCGCTCAAGGGGCAACTTACCGACAAGGATGGTAAGCCCCTGCAGAATCTCGGGGGGCGTACCGTCCCCGAGTGGGTCGCTGCCTCCTATTTTGCAACGATGGCCAAGCCGCACGACACCCTGAGTCTCACAACAGCCACCCCCACCCCCTACCCCGTGGGGACGCTGTTTAGACTCCGTAACCGCCCCCATCACACCTACCGCCTCATGGGGTCCCGGTATGATGCTCGACTAGGGACAAGCGAGCTCACTCTATCCGATGCCCCCTCACCCTTAGATGCGACGCGCTATGATCTATGACGACCTTGCCTTTGCTGTGACCCATTGCGGGCTGAGTCCCACCGATTTTGCCCGCCTCACCACGGAGGAGTGGCACGCAATTGCTACGATGCAACTCAAGCGAGAGGAGCAAGAGGCGCACACCACCTGGGAGCAAGCGCGGAGTATTATGTACGCCTCTGTTGTCCCTCATCTCTCCTCTCCCATCTCCGCGCACGAGGCTTTTCCGCTCCCCTGGGACTCTCCAAGAGAGGAGGCCCCTCCCGACATCCTAACCCCTGAGGAGCTCCGAGCCATCGAGGAGCGATATCGATAAGACCCAATACACCAACCCTAATACTATGAGCCAATCTATCCATACTGCTACTATCCACGTTGACATTTCTCAAGCCCTCACAGCGACCGACGACCTCGCTCGTGAGGTCTCGGAGTTGCAGTCTAAGGTCAATAGCGCGGGGGAGCAGGCGACACAATCCGCCCAGGCGGCCGCAAACAAAACAACACAAGCTAGCGAGCAGACACGAGATGCCAAGCAGCGCCTCACTAAGCAGACCAACGAGAGCCGAGATGCTCTCGACAAATTTGGAGAGCACGGGGAGCGAGCGGCAAACCGTATCTCTACTGCGATACAGACTATTGAGCTGTCAGCTATTATCAGCCAAATACAGGGGATAGCCTCAGCCCTCGGGGATCTAGCCGCCCCTGCCATCAACTTTGAGCAATCCATGGCCGACCTCTCGGCCATTACGGGGAGCGTAGGAGAGGAGCTCGAGGACCTCTCCAAGACCGCACGACGGGTCGGAGTAGAGAGCGGATTGGGAGCGTCGGAGTCCGCCCGCGCCTTTGCCATTCTTGCGGGGCAAATTGACGTACCGATTGAGCAGCTCAAGGTATTGCAGGAGCAGACTATCCTGCTTGCTCAAGCGGGGGCTCTCCCCCTTGAGGAGGCAAGCAACGCCCTTGCGGGGACGATCAACCAATTTGGTCTTGATGCGTCGGAGGCAGCAAGGATCGTCAACGTGCTAGCTGCAGGGTCAAGAGCCGGAGGCTCGGAGGTTGTCGACCTCGCCGAGTCCTTTAAGGTGGCCGGGGCGGCCGCAAGTTCCGCCGGTGTGTCCGTCGAGGAGACGGCCGCCGCGCTGGAAATCCTCGCCCAAAATAACACCAAAGGCGCAGAGGCAGGTACGGCGATGCGTAATATGCTTATCGCTATGCAGACCCGGCTCAAGATCGACATCACAAAGACGGGCTTTGCTGGGGGGCTGCAGATCATACAAAAGCACCTCGACGGGATGAGCTCAGAGACCGAAAAGGCTACGTTTTTGGCCAAAACTTTTGGACGCGAGAACATCGTGGCCGCTCAGTTTTTGCTCAAGAACGCGGAGGGCGTTAGGGCAATGACGAAGGAGGTGACCGGATCAAATGCAGCCATCGAGCAGGCCAACATCCGCAACAGTACCTGGGCACATCACCTCGAGGTGATGCGTGCCCGGATGGACGAGCTGAAGATATCCATCAACGAGGCCACCGGAGGGATGCTCCCCTGGATGGCAGGGCTAGGAGAGCAGCTGGTGCCCCTTGCGCAGCTTACCCCCCTACTTACCAATCTTAAGGGGGCGTTTAGTGGTATAAATAAGGTGCTAATCGGCTCTCCTCTAGGCAAATACGCCCTTATTTTTGCTGCGATTGCAGGCGCAATATACATCGCGTACGAAAACAGCGAGACGTTCCGCACGGCGTGTCAGGAGCTATGGCAGGCCGTACAAGAGACCGCGGGAGAGATGATGGAGCGACTTAAGCCGGCCTTTGACGCCCTTATCGGGGCGGTGCGTGACCTTATGCCCTCCGTGACGCAGCTTATCTCAACCCTAGGAGGCCTATTAGCCTCTGCCCTCCGCTCCCTAATGCCGATTATCCGCACCATTATAGAGCTATTTGTCCGCCTCATCCCTCCGATTATTAAGATCATCGAGGCACTCATGCCTCTCGTAGATCTTATTGTCCGCCTCCTTATCCCCATTCTTGATAAGCTGGGCAAGCTCATCGAGAGCCTCGGACCCATCTTTGAGCTTTGGGGGTGGTGGATCGAGAATTTTGTGATTAAGCCCCTCGAGGTGGCAATCGGCCTTGTAGCTGACCTCATCGACTGGTTGGGTGACCTCTTTGCTACCGACCCTCCAACAGACAAAATCGAGGCTACCACACGCGCCATCGACGACCAGACCCGCGCCATCCGCGATAACAACCAGGCGCGAGGTGTACAGAGCCTAGGAGGAGCCGGTGGGTCTTGGGGCGATGACAAAAAAGAGGTACCGACCAAGGCCGAGACTAATACGTCCTCTCTATCCCTACCCACCACCAAAAAGAATAAGGGAGAGGAGAAGAAAATCTACAACCTCACAACGATCGAGGGGCTCACGAACAACATCTCTAAGCTGCAGGAGCAGCTCAATAAGAGCAATAAAGAGGACGCCATACAGCTACAGAAGAAAATCAACGAGTATCAACAGATCCTCGACAAGCTCAAAGAGATTATTGCGATTGAGAGTAGAGCGAGTAAGCGTGTCGGCATCGGAGAGACCCTAGACAAGGCGGGCAAGGTCGCAAGTAAAAGCGACCTCTTTGGACGCGACAAAAAGCAGCAACAAGAGGACGCTAAAAAATGGGACGCCAAGGAGCTAGTCTCCGGCGCAGTCAAAAAAGCCCCGGAAACGCTGTACAACGCAACAAAAAAGAGCCTAGACAGAGCGCGCAAAGAGTGGGATCGATACGTAGCCGGGGTGCAAAAATCGGTGGGCAACATTGCCAATCTCGCCGGCACCATGGGAGGGATTATTGGCAACCTAGGAGATATGACAGAGAGCTCGATGCTGCAAGCTGCGGGAGCGTGGCTCGAGTGGGGGGCTAACGTGGCAAGCGTCATCAAGGACGCCCTCCCCAACCTCCTATCGCTCTTTAATGCTAACGTGGCGGTATCCGCCTCCGAGGCAGGTAAATCGCAAGCCGGGATCCCCGTTGTGGGCCCCATTATGGCCGCGGTGAGCATTGCAAGCATCATCGCCTCCCTCACCTCTATCCCTAAAGTTAATGCCTTTGCGGATGGGGGGATTGTGTACGGTCCCACGCTCTCCCTCACGGGGGAGTACGCAGGCGCAAGCAGCAACCCCGAGGTGATCGCTCCCCTTGATAAACTGCGCTCGCTGATACAACCGATGAGCGCGGGAGGCGGAGGGCAAGTCGAGTTTAAGATCCGAGGGCGCGAGCTCGTCGGCATCCTCTCTAAGGAGGGTACTATACGTAAGCTAAGCTAATACTATGATTATTACAATTGACAGCATCAAGGCTCTAATAAGAGCCCTACAAGAGACAAAATCCCTTGCCTATATCGCTCTTGATCAAGGGCAGTGTGACGAGTACCTCGATGAGCTTAAGCACCCACCCATCAAGACCCCGGCGCTCCTTATTGCCCCGGATGGCGAGGAGCGATGCAACGAGGACAAGGAGTGGGATCGATACCGTGCTGACCTCTCCCTCCGCCTCTACGTTAACCTCCCCCTTATTGCCTCGAGTGCTGCCCCCGACCGACATCTCGAGAGTTATGCCCACTACCTCGCCCTCATCGACGAGGTTATAAAGGCAGCCCAAAAAGAGGGATGGAGACTAGAGGGATATAAGGTAGGCGCAAGGGTAGAGAGCTTGCAGGAGACGAGGATACAGCTAGTGCGCGAGGAGTGGGCAGGGGATTAAAACTCAAGATCGCCAAAAAGCGACGCCTGCACGGGGCGAGACTGAGCTGCACGCATCTGCGTCTGCTCCTCTTTGAGGTTAATGGACATGATACGACGGAGTGTCTCGTAACACATCGGATAGACCGGATAGACCCACCTACGCCACACTTCGGCAAGACAGCGGTCCTGCCGCCCCGGCTCGTAGTACTCCCGTACTAGTTGCTGCACCATCTCAACGTGCCTTAGATAGTTTTCATGCTTCATATATAGACAAAATCAATACCCAAGCGCAAAGTTATAAACAAAATGAATACAAAGAAACCCTTTGCCCCGAAAGACCCTGCTAAGTATGACCATGCCAAGCGATTGTACCTCGACAAGGTACCCCTCCGCGAGATTGCAGAGCGTCTCGGTATTACCCCGCAGACCCTCACAAAGTGGAAAAAAGAGGGGGCGTGGCAAGAGAGCCGCAATGCGTCCCTCCTCTCACCCAAGACCCTCTATAATAAGCTCCTCAAGCAGCTCGACGCCCTTATTGAGCAAGGGGAGCCCCTTGCAACAGCAGACGCAATCAGCAAGGTATGTAAGCAGATTAAGAGCCTACAAAAGGAGGCGACCGTCGACGACGTAATCCTTGCCCTCACGGGCTTCGGAGATTGGCTCGTGGCAGAGGGTAAGCGGCTCAAGACAAGTCGCGAGTTTGTGCAGGAGCTTACGCGCCTGCAGGACATCTATATCCATCAACTCATCGAGCGCGACAACCTACTAACACAGCAAGCAGATGATTAAGCGACCACAAAGACAAGTATCGGCGGAACTCCTCAAACGTTGGGATGAGCGGGTGTCCCTCATCACCCGCACAACCTTTGACCTCGGGGAGTGTGAGGAGACCAAGGAGGAGCGCGTACGGCGAGCCAAGGAGGACTACAACTACTTCGTTCGTACCTATTTTTCGCATATCGCTCCCTGTGACTCCGCTAAATTCCACCTCGACGCCGCAAAATATATTGCAGGACATCCGAGGGCACGCGCCCTTTTTGAGTGGGCACGCGGGCACGCGAAGTCCACGCACATGGGCTGCCTTATCCCCTTGTGGATCCTCGCACGAGGGGAGAACTTGTTTCGGTTTATCGTGCTGGTATCCAGCAGCAACGACAACGCCAAGGGGCTGCTAGCCGACCTCCAAGCGGAGCTTGCCCACAACGAGGCCTATATCCAAGACTTTGGTATCAAGGCGGATAAGGGTACCGAGTGGACCTCGGGCAAGTTTTCTTTGGCCGATGGGACTACGTTTGTGGCTATCGGTCGGGGACAAAGCCCTCGAGGTCTCAAAAAAAACGGGAAGCGCCCTGACTATATCCTTATCGACGATATCGACGAAGACCAACTCAGCAATAACGAGAGCCGCGTCCGCAAGGCTTATAACTGGGTAATGGGACCTCTATACGGTACCATGGCCGGGGGGCGCGGGCGCCTTATCATGGTAGGTAACCGCTTTGCAAAAAATATGATCCTCGCGCACTTTGCTAATATCAAGAATCTATACCATACCCGCGTCAATATCATAGACAGCAAGGGCAATCCCTCGTGGGGGTATTACTCACGCGAGGATATACAAGCGATGCGCGATGAGCAAGGCGAGATCAGCTTTGCTCGTGAGTACCTTAATAATCCGATTGAGGAGGGAGCCGTCTTTAAGCCCGAGTGGATGCGCTACACCAAGATCCTACCTATCAAGGAGTACGTCAAGATCATAGCCTATACCGACCCCTCCTTTAAGTCGACAAAGGCTAACGACTACAAGGCAACAATGCTCGTCGGTAAGACCAAAGAGGGGTATTACCACGTCCTAAAGGCCTACGCAGGACAATGCTCTGTCGCTGAGATGGTGGCTTGGCACTACGATATCGAGGCGTGGATTGCGCGCAAAAAAGGGCGCAAGCCGCCCCGCTACTACATGGAGGCGAACTTTATCCAAGACCTCCTACTCAAAGAGTTTAAGGATGAGGGTATTGCCCGAGGAGGGCGACAAATCCCCATCACGCCCGACAAGCGCAAGAAACCCGACAAGTACTCGCGTATTGAGACGATGCAGCCTCTTTTTGAGAGGGGATTTGTCCTCTTTAATGAGGAGGAGCGCGATAGTGAGGGACTAAAAATACTCATCGACCAGCTGCTCGCCACAGAAAAGGGGAGTCGTCTCCACGACGACGCCCCCGACGCCCTCGAGTCCGCGATATGGATGCTCAACAAGGTAGGGTCAGACCAGCGTAACTATACGACCTCCAAGCGTCCCGACCGACACTATTAACCGCCGTTTAACTTGTGATTAACCACCACTTAACTAATACCGATTATGCTCGTACAACAACAAGAGATGCTTACCGTCGTCGATGCTTACAAGCTTGAGGAGATGACCGACAATACCCCCGATATTACCCTCACCTGCCTCCGTGCCTCTGAGGCGCGGGTGCTTAGTTACCTATCCGCTAAGTACGACATCGCTGCGATACAAGCCATGCCCTCTGACGCCCCTTGCCTTGCCGACATTAAGGAGATGATCAAGGATATAGCCCTCTACTATATCATGCGCCGACACAATGTAGATATCGCCTTTGAGCGCGTTGTAGAGGCCTACAAACTGCACCAAGAGTACCTAAAAGGAATAGCGACAGGCACCCTCGGCATCGTAGGACTCCCGCCCCGCAAAACCGAGGATGGTCGGATCGTATCCCACCTCACCATGGGCTCACGCCCTAAAGTCGATTTTGAGTACTAATCTTATATCTAGCATACCACCATGGCACTACACAAAGCCACCGAATCGCTGCTCGAAAAAATCATACAAAAGCAAGCATCTCAGACCTCTCGCGATATGCGCTCCTGGCGTGACGCTAAAAAGGAGGCTACCAAGCCCGATTTCCCGCGCCGCACGCGCCTCGTCGATATTATCGACGATATGCTGCACGACCTCTACCTCGCCTCAAAGGTGGAGCTGCGGAGGGACCGATCGCTTAACAAGCCCTTTGCCATCCTTGATGCTAAGGGGGTAACTAACGAGGAGGTAACTAAGCTCCTTAGCGACTCCATCGCTTTTAACGAGTTACTGACTATCCTATTTGAAACCCCCTACTGGGGGCACTCGCTCCTTGAGCTGACCCCCTCATCGACGGACCTCTTTACCGTATCGTTGCTCCCTCGTCGCCATGTTGTGCCGGGGCTGGGACTCCTCCTCCCCGACGTGGCCGACACAAAGGGGATCGACTACCGCGCGGATAGTCGGTACGGCACCTCCATCCTCGAGGTAGGCTCTCCGAGCGACCTTGGTATCCTCTTTGATTGTTGTCCCAACACCATTTTTAAGCGCTATGCCCTCAGCGCTTGGAGCGAGTTTACAGAGACCTTTGGCATACCGCCCCGCACCCTCAAAATCGACACCGACGACCAGGAGGCACTCGCGCGGGCGGAGGAGATGATGACGCGGATGGGACGCGCCAACTGGGCAATTATCGACAGCAACGAGGAGATGTCATTTGCGACCGGTGTCGCGGGAAATGGCGACATCTTCGAGCGCCTTATATGGGCGTGTAAGCAAGACATCTCGACTAAGATAATCGGGTGTATAATCGGCGAGGATACGGCTAACGGTAACTACAGCAAGGAGGAGTCCTCACTAAAACTCCTCGACGCTAAATGCGCAAAAGACAGAGGTCTCGTCGAAAAAGCGATGAACTCGACCATTCTGCCTGCTCTTGCCGCACTCGGACATATCCCCTCAGGCCTCCGCTTTGAGTATCCCGAGGAGGAGGACAAGAGCGCACTATGGCAGCGCACGAAGGACATCCTCCCCTATTACGAGGTCGACGAGAAATGGATCGAGGACAAATTCGGGGTGGCCGTGACCGGTAAGCGTGCCACCCTCGGAGAGGCTAACCAACTCACCGCCTCCGATCCTTTTTTCGGGTAACCCCCTCGAGGTATGAGCGATTAGCCTCTATCCTCGAGGGGCTATACACCCCGATCCGCGTCGAGCTCAAGGGGGACGACGACCCCGACAAGAGCGGCCGCCTCCGAAAGGCCTTTAATCGTGCCAAAAAGTTTGTCCTTGAGCAGGGGGGCAAGATGACCCCAAAAATGCTACGTGAGAAGCCTATCCGCAAGGCTATTGAGGTGAGTGCTCGAGGGTACACCGCTAAGGTAGACCCCATCATCCGAGACCTCTCTAACTCGACGCAGCGCGCCCTGCGTCAAGACCTGCACACCTTTGCAGGATTTAAGACCTACCACCACCTCCAAGAGGTAGCTGGCCGGTCGCGCAACGCGGACGGAACTCTAAAGAGCTGGCAAGAGTTTGTAGCCGACACGGTTAAGATTGACGACAAATACAATAAAACCTGGCTCAAAGCAGAGTACGCCTTTGTACAGGCATCCGCGCAGATGGCAGCCAAATGGGAGCGCTTTGCCCAATGGGGCGACGCTTATGACCTCCTCTACAAGACCGCAGGCGACGAAAAAGTACGCGCCGACCATGCCCGACTCAATGGTATGTGTCTCCCCTTTAGCGACCCCGCATGGGATACCTGTTTCCCGCCCAATGGATGGGGGTGTCGGTGCGATGTGATACAGGTAATCCCGGGGACGCACCCACGCTCTGAGAGCAAGGAGGTAGTCGACATGATGGAGGAGATGACACCCGGCAAGCAGGAGATTTTTAGGTTTAATCCTGGTAAAGAGGGGCGACTTATACCCTCTAAACATCCTTATTACGGTAAGGAGGGCAACAAGGAGAGCGAGGCAATCAAGGATAACCTACATGCACAACAGCCTCTAACACAAGCACAAAAAGAGCACAGAAAAGAGCTACAAAAAAGAGCTATTGAGGAATTCAAAGGAACAACGGTCCTAAACGAAGTCGAAGTAACAATAACTAGCACAGGCATTAAAGAGTTCCTTAATCAGCCTCACGACCAATACTTCAAAAAGAACGAGCTCGTCCGAGATCTTCCATCTCTAATAAAAAATGCAAAGTACCTTGGTACAACTCCACATAAATCAAACGAACAAATTGTTTGCAACCACATATTCGAGTGCGAGATTGACAATATAGCAAGCTATCTAATAGCCAGGGAAGAGGCAGGAGGAAAGATTAACTTCTACAGCATCTCAGATAGCGATGTAATACTAAAGGGATTAAAAAAAAGAGACCCATGATAAACACCACCTGTCGGAACTACAATCCGATTCCTGTATTTATCAAGAGCCTCCTCTTGTACCGCAAAGATAATAATAAAATCGGAATAAACAAATCATGGAACTAGATAAGCAAGACCTTGAGCGCTTGTTAGCGAACGACCTACTCGTCATCATGCAAGAGGAGACCGCTGAGGCATTTGTGCGTAAGGAGTGGGACGGTAAAGCGTGGCCTCCACGCAAGCACGAGGATGGCATCGGCTCTCTTATGCTGCGCAGCGGAGCACTGAGGCGGAGTATCACGGTCGAGGCGGACGGCAACCAGGTAGTTATCAACAGCAGCACTCTCTATGCTCATATACACAACGAGGGAGGGGTTGTACAGGTCCCCGTAACCCCCAAGATGCGCAAATATTTTTGGGCGATGTATAAAAGCACAAAAGACCCTAAATACAAGGCGCTTGCCATCACTAAGCGCACGCAGCTTACCATCCGCATACCTAAGCGCCAGTTTGCAGGTGTTACGCGTCATACGCGCAGCAAATGGCGCAAGGCAGTAGACCATCGCCTGCAGTCTCTAGATCTGATAGCCTCCATTAAAGCAAAAATCAAGAGATAAAAAAAGGGGAGGCTCTCAGGCCTCCCCAACGATCGAAAAATCGAAAACGATAGTTTTGTAATCGTTTCAACTCACGCACCCCTGAAAGGTGCGACGTCATTACTGACGTTGCAAAGGTAATCATTTTGCCGTATTTGTAGCACCCTTGTCGATGATTTTTATCTCTTTGCCGTACGCCTCGAGCAGGCGAAGCAGCGTTGAGAGGCGCACGTCCCGTCTCGCCTCCTCGATATCCTGTAGCTGAGTAACACTCGTCACTATCTTATCCTTGACGAGTCGATACTGCGTAATACCGCTCTCCTCGCGCATACTGCGTAGTTCAGATCCTATCTCTTCTTGTGTCATAATTCTTGCAAAAACTCATTGAAAATCTCCTGTCCTAACTCTGTCGGATGTCCGTCTTCGATATTAACCAAGGCTTCGTTGCGGTCAAAGATCCAAAAGAAGAAATTGGGGTCGTTGTCAGATTCTATACGAACATACTCGTATAGCGAAATCATATCCTCCTCGTTGTCATACTCACGATTATACTCTTCTACAAGATCGTATAGTATCCGTATCTTGGACTCCTCGTGCCAATCAATGTTTCTATGCGCGAGTGCAATATCACGACAAAGCTCTAGTGAAAACCCTGAAAAACGCTCATCATCACCGAGCTCAATCTCTAATTGCTCAGCTAGATAATACGTGTCCATTTCATCATTTACACGCCAACTTTCATCAAAAAAATCTGTTAGCCACTTCTTCTGCTCATCGTAAGAGGTAAGCCCCTCTCCAGCGCAAAGCTCCTTCCAATTTTTGTACCCGATGTTGTCCATCCATCTGAGGTACATTTCACGCAATTCTATTGCTTTCTCTCTCATAGTACTATTGTCTTACAGGGGGCGGTTGCCCACCCCCTTTTTGTCTTACTCGCCGATATTATCGTAGAGATCATCATAGAGACAATTGTATAGATCGTTGATATGAGTTATACCGCCCTCGCTATAATTGTCTTTATTTGCTGCGAGCTTGCGAGCTTCTTCAGCATTAATGCGATAAAATCTATAGTTACACTCTTGATTCTTGCGTACAGCGTACTTGTAGATCATCTGCTCAAGCTCTTTTAGCGTCTCGAGATCTTCGCTATCACGCTCATATACAAAATAGATACTATACTCGTTTGCAAAACCTCTAGGGCTGTAGTAATAGTAGTTTTTTCTTGCTTCCGTTGCCATATTATCTGTTGTTTATTGGGGGTGGTTTCCCACCCCCGGGTTTTTACTGTACGTTGATTTCGCTGTCCTTGTAGTCGCATCCTTGTAGATACTGGCGGCGGAACATGTCGCGGGCTTCTTTCTTGTTGCGAGCAAATACTTGTGCGCTAGAGTAGTTCGTGCTAACTGTGTAAGCTTTTACTGTTGTCGTTTTCATTTTCGTTTTCTTTTTTTCGTTCGTTTCTTTTTTTGTTCTGTCGTTTCTTCTGACACCACAAAGGTAGAAATATATTTTGTATACGCAATATGTTTTGCATACAAAATACGTCTCCTATATGAGATTTACGTTTATATAACATTTGACACTCTAAAGTGTAAACAAAACCGCCCGAATTGTAAACAAAAAGGGGTGCTGCATCTCCCGACGTAGCACCCCCGAACGAAAATCTAAGAAATAAACTAACTAATCCTCAGGTGCTGCTCCCTCTGAGAGCACCTTTATATTTTGCCACTCTCGCTCAGTGAGCTCAAGGACAAAGCGCAATCCTCCCTCCATCACACACTCCTTGCGTACATGGGAGGAGCGTCTATTACTCGTACCTACTGTCCGCATGACAGCCGCGTAACCGCGACCACACTTAGCAAACTCGACACTCATACCTCTGTCATATTGAGGGGGACGGTCGCCCAGCCTGTCGCCTCTTTTACTTGAGCTTGCACAAAGGTGCGAGAGGCATACGGTTGATACGACTCCTCGATGATTTTTACCCCCTCGAGGAGGACATCGTCCTTCCGTCTTTCTGCTAGTTGTCGGAGCTGTATTACTCGAGAGGGTTGCAATGCTCCGCGCTTATTACGCGAGAGGAGGTGCATTACCGTCCTTACAAGGTCTTCACTATCCTGATCCTTTGCGAGTGACTGTAGATACTTCGTAACGATCGCAATACCATCCTCTACCGTGTCCCTGTAATCGTCAACAACACGATTACCGATAGTTATCCGATAACGCGAGTCAGAGGTCGTAAAAGTATGCGTATGCTGCCCACCCTCGCGCGAGAGATGCATTACCTCATCCTTCATTTTCAGGATTGCTTCAAAGTTGCCGTAGATGGTCTCCTTTATCATCCGCATCGTCTCGCTGAGTTCAGCAAGCTGGGAGACAGCAGCCGCCACCTCATTATTGACGAGGATAGCGTACTCCTCGCGTTGCGCCTTGCGTGCTGCTTCCTCCCGCTCGCGGGCTTTTTTTGCTCTAAACTCTTCATACTCAGCCCGTTCCTCGGGCGTCATGGTTACTTGTTCTTCCATAATCTTTGTATCTTCTTAGTTAATCTTTCCGGCAAGATGCTCATTCCCAATATATGGTATACAGTATTTGTATGAGTCTCTAAAACACTCATACTTATATGGTTCTTCGCCCAGCTTCACAAAGAAATCAATATTCCATTCTTGATTCTCTCTGTCGCGTCCGAGTACAAGGTCATAATCCGTAAATTCGCATTCTTCCTCTGAGATAGGGGTCATTTCGACACCCCTGTACTTAAAAGTGCATGCTTCATCTCCCTCTGAGACAGGGGGCATTGCGAGGACTTTATCGACATTTTCCTCGCGATTAGACATATCAATAAACGAGCTCATCCAACTCCCAGACTGTATCGCTCCCTCTTGATTGACATATAAAAAAGGGAAATCAGTATTTTGTACATTTTTTGTGCCATCATACCACCTACATCCAAGCTCAAATAGTTTTTTCTGTAGTTCGGCACTCTTGCCATTCACATAGACTTTGATGTTACAGACCCTGGGGTCTACTTTTTCTGCTTCCATTTCTCTACTATATTTTTTGTATTTTCCTCCTGTTATATCACAAATTTGCTCATGCTTCACAAGTTCGATTTCGACCATACGTCCCAGTCCCCAATAACCACAATATAGATATGTACATATCATATCAACCAATCCTTGATTGTGCTAATCGAGAGGCTTAGCAGCTCTATATCACTCGTCATCATAGCTCGCCATTTTCGCACGCAACTAGTCGCATCCTCAAAATCATCTGCATTAATAACAAATGATAACGACCTCTTGCGAGCACGCCCGTTGTCGTCGATCTTTGTCGCAGCGCATCGAGCGCGATACCATTTTTCACAATGCCGCTCTCGGTCACAGACAGCAATTATCTGCTCTACCTTGAGCTGCTTGATGCTCAATACCTCTACATCTCGATAAGAGCTAAGCTCGCTAAGCATTGCGATCTCAGCCTCATGCGACATGTAAGCAGAGACGATATAGACCTCTGTTACTTTTTTTACCTTGCCAAGGTCGTCTATACGCTCATAGCGTACCTTGACCTCATAGTGCAGTTTTCTAGTCATAATCTTATAGTGTTATTAATTTGTATATACCTACAGCGTCTAGCACAGCCGAGCTAATTAAGCTCGTCCCGATAAATACATCTCCTGCCCTGCCCCATTTGTCGTCACGCCTAAAATACTTAACAAGGCCTAATACAAGCAATCCGCATATCCATGAGTGCACGAGTAACACGAGCACGCCTAGTATGACTAGTATCATCATCTCCTTGCCTCCTTATACATTGCCTCTACTCGATTAATATCCTTGAGTTTAAGCGCAAACGCCCCATACAAGCTCCGTAGCCGCTCCCGGGGGATGCGGTTAAAGTCCTTAATCTCCGCTGCCCTGCAGGCGGTCGCCTTGATGTAAGAGATATTGACCTCACTCTTGCCGCACGCTGTGAGGTACTTGCCGACAACCGCGATAAGCCGCTTACGCAGCGCATCCATTGATTGATGCCCATCTCGACGCTCAATCTCCCTCGATAGACAAGCGCACGCGTCGACAAGCTGATGCTGCGAGAGATCGACACTGCTCCCTACTCCAAATTGAGACAAAAAAGCCCGCTTGTCCTCGTCCGTCATACCCAGCTGCCCGGCAAGGGTATGGTATTTCTTGAGTAAGTCCTTATGGATCTTATCCATTACCTTAGTTTCTTTCATTTTATCTGTATATTTGCAAACACAATATAATTATACGTCTAGATAATATGATACGCTTATATGTTCACAGCTACATCTCTTACGACACAAAAGAAGAGGAAAGGCCGGAAACTAAAGATGTACCCATCATCAGCAATCTTGTACAAGCTCTGAAACACGCTGCACTGATGGCAAAAATGCCCAAGAAGAGTGTGCAGTGTCGCCCTGAGACTATGGATGGGAGTTACGAGAACCCGAACTATCCTTATACCCACATTTGGGATATTACTATTAAGGGGCTGATACTCTTTCCTGAAGATCTCCATTATTTTATGTCTGTTGTTGATAGTCTTTTTAATCTTGTTCGTCAAGAGGTTGGGATAAGTGCTTATGTCGCCCCTCTTGATATCCACACAATCTACGATGTCGACTACGAGTGATCCTTTCTTCTCGCAACATCTCCTCGATCGGCTGGTCTAAACCTGCCCAGCGAGATGGACGTCGAGAGTGACATAATGGATCGTTGTCAACCTCTTTTATCTCTATAGGGCATACTTCTGCGGCCCTCAATTTTTCTACTAATTCAGATACGAGATCCTCTAAAGTATCTCGGTTTATTCCTTTTATCTTCGAGATGGAGATAGATACGTCTACTACGATACCATCTTCCCATTCTGTCCAGCTAATTCCGTGATTCATACTCCTCCTATCCTTTCTTCGTACGTCCATCCTTTGATTCTGAGAGCTTGCTTAGCCCTGCTTACATGGTCATCCAGCGCGCGCTGCTTTGCCGCGTCGAGAGTGGGGTATGTCTCCTTTGCTCCTCCAGCGTCAAGGACCCAACCTCGCAGCCCGGGCTCTATCATGTAGACCATGTAGGGTGTTGTCCCGAGCCATGTACGCTGATCATACGACGACCAGCGTATGCCTTCAATTCTAATCTTGTTCTGTTCCATCGTTTTTAGTCGTTCTTAATATCCATTTCGGGTAGTCGTGTCGCGCGAAGTAGTGCCTCACGATAAGGAGGTTACCTATCACTGCACCATACCATACAAGGTATACCCACCAGGGGAGGGTATCTGCAGTTTCCGTCATTAGCGATAGCCCTGTAATAATGAGCCATGCTGTCCTTAGTACGTCTTTCATTCCATTTCTGCGTTAAAGTCTTTTTTTCTCTGCTCGTAAGCTACAAAGTCTGCACCTCCGTAGCCATCCTCTGTCGAGTACCTAGTTTCGCATTGCGCCACGCCCCCCACGACGCGGATCTTGATGTCGGCATCGTGCTTAATCTTGAGCTGCTTCGTGTTGTAAGCGTCACCATTACGCTCTTGCCCAATCATGACAAACAACTTGTTCGGGTGTCGATGTCTAAGGGCAATGATGTCACTAGCGGATGAGTCCTCTAAGTACATTACGCTGTCAACAAAGACAATATCGGGGGATTGCTTTTTTGCAAGCCTTTTACTTAGATCCGGGAGTTGCTCCCCGTCAATGAGCATAATACGTCGTCCACACTCCTCTAAGCCGGCTCTGCGCCAAGCCATCTGCATAGCAGGAGATAATCCCTGCTCCAGCGAGTTGTAGGCGACCTTTTTCACAAACTGAGTAAGGTACTTAGCGAGTTTAAGGCAGTAGGTTGTCTTACCGCTGCCGCTCTTGCCATAAACAAACCATAAGCCCTGTAGGGCAGGTCTTCCGAGATGCTTGAGCCATTCCCCATCAAAAGGGGCAAGATTAAAGCGAGCAGATAAAACGTTGTTATTAGAGAAACTCTTAGCCATTACCTCTATCCTCCCTCTTACGCTGCGTTTTTGGCCGCCCACACCGACCGCTTAACTCTGCGCAGATCGCTTTCGCTCTCTTTCGTGATTTTGCGGATTTTGGCGTCACTCTCGATGCCGTTTGCAACGCACACAAGGGCAACATCCTCCTCTCCGATCTCTGCAAGCTCAAAAAACCTGCGCCCAAGGCGCGACAAAATCTCCTCAAACCCCTTTTTACCAAGTCGGACGCCTCTTATAATACGAGCCTTAAGGTATTGAGTACCGCAGAGGACGATACCGCAACGCCCCTCCAACTGATTGTACAGCGTGATAAAAAAGTAAAGCACTTGATCACTCAGCTTGTCCGCCTCGTCGAGGATTAAGAGAGGGTTATCCGCGCGACTAAGGGCATCTACCACCTCTTCCATCATATCATTGATGGTGTAGCCGGCAACGTTTGCCCCCATGGCCTTAAGCACCTTAGAGACAAAGGTGCGGCGGTTCCAGTGCTCGCCGCAGGTAATGTGGTACACGTTGCGGTGCTCATCTGCATACTCCCTGCAGGTCTCTGTCTTGCCCGATCCTGCCGCTCCGATCACACCTGCTACAAGGGCATCTTGTTGGGCTCGGGTAAGGAGCATCGTCATCTCACGATGTACCGAGGTATCCGCAAGCTGCCACCCCTCCGATTTGGTTCGAGTCTGCTGGGCAACGCTCCGCCACATCTCCTCCGAGATGGTTTCCAAGTCCGTGCCGTTCAGCATCTTATTGATCGTCGCAGAGCTAACGCCATCTAGCGAGTTAGCCGCTTTCTTTTGTGAGCCCTTACGCTCCACGTAACTGCGCAATTGCGCTACGATTTCTTCTTTCTTCATTGCTCTAATCCTATTATCTGTCTATACCGCCCCCCTAATCCCCCCAGCTTTCTTAGAGGGCGACAGAGAGGCGTTTATATGCCATTTATCTGTCGTTTAATCGTCGCTTAACTGCGACTTAATGCCTCTAAAACTTGTCCCAAAAACTATTGTCCGATTTCTTCTCTTTCTCTCGAGGGGCTGGAGTCTCCTCGATCTCCTCTTCCACCTCCTCGTACTCGGCTGCCTCGAGAGCTTCACTCCGTCTGTCCTTATGATTGCCCTTACTATCGACAATCAAGAGACGCCCGAGTAGTGTCTTAATATCTGAGTGACTCCCGATCAGTCTTTCGGTAGAGCGGTGTGCCTCTATTAAGGTCTCCTTAACCTCCGCTTCCATTGCATCGTTAAAGTCAAACACGCGTTGTAGCTCCTCGGCATCGCCCTCTACTCGATCTTGCAACGCCATCGGTTGTACGTATTTTTCGTCAAGCAGGTAACGCAGACTTTTATCCTTATTGACTACCAATACATTGCTTAAGTCGTCACGATCATAGAGCACCGTCCAATCCTCCTTGCGGTGCGTACGAAACGACTGCTCGAAGGTGTCGTACACGCGCTCCTTGCCCAGTAGCGTAGGGCATAACCCCTTACCCTGCATGCGGTTTGTATACCCCGTTGTCTCGCCAAAATGGAGCAGATACTGCTCCCGGGGCATGGGGAATCGTCTATCCTCGGGCATAGCCTCATAGAGGGCGACAAACTGATCGTGCTTTAGTCTCCGCTCCTCGGCAATGATGGCCTCCAGCTGCTTGACCACCTCCTTGCGGTCGGGGAAAAACTTGCGCAACTGATTGAGAGCATCACTATTGGGTTGGTTATCGGGATCGCTGGTGATATTGTGACCTGCCCAGTTGCCAAAACGTCGACAATACTTCTCATTAAGGATGTCGAAATAGTGCTCGATAGGCTTACTCTTAGCGTTGCCCTGTTTAGCAGGGATTAGCTTCTCGCAGCACCCCTTATAGAGCATGGCAAGGTCTCCCTCTAGCTTGCGGTCGAGGGCGTAGTGGTCACATTGTATCTGTCCCGTGCGGTACATTGTACCGAAGAGCTCCCTCGTGTGTTGCATCGCATTGCGCAAGGCAGCACGTATCAAGTCCTTACTCTCGTTATCCCCGATGGCATACCCGATAGGATAGTCGCAAGAGGGGTCTAATACCACCTCCAGCGTCAAGCGATTGGTATAGGTAGTAATAGGCTTTCCCTGCTTAGTACGTGTACGTGCCTGGTAGAGGAGCTCCGCTGTCCATCCGTCAAGTGACCACATGGCAAGTGCCGTAGTAGGCTTATATCGCTTAACCTGCATTAGACGTTTGTTGCGATAGTTGGTTGCTCCGAGACGGCCATAGTCCACAAGGTGAGCATATTCATCCCTAAAACAACCGACCGCCCGACTCGTAATACCGCTCCAACCCTGCATCTTAGCTATCTTGTTGTACTCGTCTGCTACCATCTGATTGTTAGCATTGATATGCAGGCTAAGCATAGAGAGGAGTACTCGCTTTTGTTCGTCGCTCACAATCTTAGCAGCGTACTTGTTCTGATAGTTCTTGTTGATCATCGATTCGTACCCCTCCTTTTTATACCGGTTGTATTTGCGTTGTAGCGAGCGAGGGTTGTCGGGGAGATTGTGTATCCAGCCGGCATCCTTGATGCGATCTAACGCATTAGCAGCATCAATCCAAAAATTACCACGATGGAGACGGGGGTGCGATTGTGAGAGGCGCACTCCATCTGCAACCTCGATCTTGCGGCCAAAGGAGTCGAGTACGGAGCAGGCATGCGTATACTCTCTAATCTTATCCTCCGAGAGATGGCGACCACCATCAAACGTGTACTCCGTATAGTATGCCAAGGCTTCTGCATTAAGTTCAATACCCTCCACAAACGGCTTGCTTTTTTCTCTTTCCTTCAAATCCGGGTAACGCTCGTACACTTGTACCTTGTACCGCCAAGGGAGACTATCAAGACTATACAACGCAGGTACGCCCTTGCAGGCTCTACGCTTTTGCTCCATCTGCCCCCTATTACGTAGATTATTTATTGTGGTCTTCTTTATTCCACAATCGATCATCTCACTGTAAGTAAGGCAGATTGTCTTGTCTTGATACTCCATAGCACCTATTATTCGCCTGTTACTTCAGTTGCTGGCGATAAATATGCTTTGTCTTTTACACGCACGCCATCCATTATAACACACCATGCACCAATCTGTACGTAGTTACCAATTATCACGTCACTACAGATCTCTACATCATCCCCGATTATGCAGCCGTCTCCGATCTTTACATTCTCTCTTATAAGCACATAGTTTCCGAGTAGTACGTCTCTTCCTATCTTAATACGCAGCGAGCGTGGCAAGAGTCGCTTGAGTTGCTCAACATCCTTGTAGCGATACTCGATGACAGCACCATCCGTTGTCTCTATCTTAAGTAGTTTCATTTTTTGACCTCCTTGATTAGTGCGATTAGATTCGTGATTGTAAGCGAAAACTTCTTTTCCTGATCCTCACCATCCTTGATGATGATAACCTTGTGTTCGAGGTCGATAGTTGCCTTACTATTACCTCTATCCCATACAAGGCAATCACCCTCGATGGTGAGCACCTCCTCAATTGGGGCTTCAATAATCATCCGCCCTCCTAGAGCTATAGCCTCCTTGCGAATAGCTCGAGCAAGGGGGGTATCTCGATCTGTTTTTAGTGAGTAGCGGATTGCCTCTCCACTACATCCAAGAGTAGCTATTATCTGCTCTCTTATTCTCTTGTTGCTTTCAATCCTTTTTTTCATTACCCAAATAGTTATCTTTGCCAACACAATTGCAATTGCAACACCACAAAGGTAATACACAATTGCGGAATAAACAAACAATTGTGAGAAAATAAAATTCAGGAGCGGAAAATGGAGACAATAAATGAACGCATACAATGGATTATAGATACTCGCTATCATGGTAATAAAAAGCGGTTTGCTATTGATATAGGAGTGTCAACATCTGCTATTGATGGGATAGTTGGAGGACGACAGAGCTCACCATCCTATCAAGTATTGCGGAAAATATCCTCAACACTTGGTATATCGGCAGACTGGCTCCTTAATGGAGACATCAGTAACAAGTATTCAATCACAGGGGACAACTCTGTATCTCTCGGGACTAATATTGGGACAGTAACCAATCACATAGGGAACTCTAAGTACAACTTGTCCCAGCCTGATGGTCGTAATAATAATGATATTATAGATCTATACAGCAAAATAATATCGGATTTAACTGAACAATTAAGAATAAAAGACGAGCAACTAAAAGCAAAGGATGAACAAC